AGTTACTTTAGCCGTTACCAAACTTATTCCAACGTTAACAACTTTAGGCGAGAATATAGGAAAAACGCTTCAACCAATTTTTAAAGATATTTCAGACTTTGTTAAAGATTCAGTTATTCCGGTATTTACCGATCTTTGGGATTACTTCACAAAAAACATCGTTCCTCTATTTACAAGCTACGCAAGTTTATTAAGCGTAACGCTACTTCCAGCAATCAAAGCTCTCTGGGGATTCGTTCAAGATTTCTTAGTCCCTATTTTTAAGGCTACCTTAACTCCAGTTATCGAAGGATTAAATACAGTATTTAAAAAGTTAAAAGGTTTTGTCGAGGACAATAACGCCGTGTTCACGTTTCTAGGCGCGGTCATCGGAGTCATCGGCGGAGCTGCAAAAATCCTAGCGCCAATCATCGGCACGACTTTAGGACTAGCCTTTAAGGGCGTCGGCTTGATTATTGACGGCGTTAGCCTTGCGATCTCGGGCGTTGTTGCTGGAATTAACTTAGCTATTGGCGCGGTGAATTTGCTTATTAAAGCCTATAACGCGGTAAACAATTTATTCGGCGGTAAAGATATAGGCGAAATTCCAGCGATCATTTTATCTAAAGGCGCTAAAGCTGCGACAGTTACGCCAGCAGCAGCTCAAACCGTTAAAGAGGAAATCGCAAAAGAAGTCGGCGACGTAGCCAAGCAAGTAGCGAAGGAAACGGCAGCCATTACTAAGACAGCGGCGGCGGCTAGTGCAGCGACAGCGACTAAGGTCGTTGCGGACGAATTAAAAGCCGGACTGGGCGGAACTACCGGCAACATCGGAGAAGCCATGTTTGCAATTCGTCAAAGGGAATCAGGATTTATTCCGCCAGTCGTACCAGTCGGAACAGATGTCGGCGAACGCATGTTCGCAATCCGTCAAAGAGAAGCCGGACTTACACCGCCGACGACTATTAACGTGAACGTATCCGGAGCTATTGACTCTGAGGGTACAGCTCGAACTATTGTCAACACGCTAAACGATAGTTTCTATCGCGGAACTAATGGCGCTAGGGCGTTAGCAATATGACCGTATTTAATCCAGTTTGGCGCGTAAGGATTCAGGGCGTCGAATATACGACGTACGTTCTAGCAAATCTAACGATCGCCAGCGGTCGCGATAATATCTATCAGCAAGCGCAAGCGGGCTACTGTAATTTACAGCTGATAAATCTAAATCAGGCGATTGTCAACATAAACATAAACGATTCAGTCTCGATCGAGTTAAAAGATTCGACGGATACTTTCGTCCCTATTTTCGGCGGAACTATTGTCGATTTTGGAATTGAAGTTTCAACAGCTGGTAACGTCGCAATAAATCAAACCCTTAACATTACAGCTCTAGGAGCGCTAAGCCGCTTACCTAAAGCGCTAACCGACGGCGTTCTATCTCAGGATTTCGACGGCGATCAAATCTGGGAAATTTTGCAAGATTTACTTTTAAATAACTGGGGCGAAGTTCCCGCAGCTTTACAATGGGATAACTACGATCCCGCCGAAACGTGGGCTAATGCTCAGAACGTTGGACTAGGCGAAATAGATCGACCAGGCAATTATGAACTAGCGCAACGATCATCAAATCGAACCGATATTTATTCACTGGTTTCAGCGCTTGCCACTTCGGGTCTAGGTTATATTTACGAGGACGCTAACGGGCTAATCAGCTACGCGGATTCGACTCATAGGTCGATCGAATTAGCGACTAACGGCTACACAGATTTAACAGCTAATCACGCGTTATTTAACGGGCTTAAGATTCAGACTCGAGCTGGCGACGTCCGAAATGACGTAACTTTGAAATATAATACCAATTCAAATAACGAAGTAAGCGCTGAGGATATTGACTCGATTGACGTTTACGGGCGTCTAGCTCAAGTCATTACCACGACAGTCAAACACACAGTCGACGCACAAGATCAAGCCGATTTTTACTTAACTCTAAGAGCTACGCCTCAAGCGAACTTCACGTCGATCACTTACCAGCTCACAAATCCCGAGCTAGACGACGCGGATCGCGATTCGCTAATTAAAGTATTCATGGGCTTGCCGATCAGACTTAGCGATTTACCGCCAAACATGGCGTCCGGTACGTTTTTAGGTTTCGTCGAGGGCTGGACTTTTAAGGCTGCCTATAATGAAATCTCAATTACCCTAAATCTTTCGCCGATAAGTTATTCGCTTCAAGCTATGAAGTGGGAGCAAGTTTCAGCGGCGGAATCGTGGAATACTATAACTGGGGCACTAACGTGGGAAACCGCGCTAGTCGTGGCATAAGGAGAATAAATGACAAACCCAACTACTAACTTCGGCTGGCAAATGCCAACGCCGACGGACTTAGTTACCGACTTACCAGCCGATTTCGAGGTATTTGGTCAAGCGGTCGATACTTCGATGGCTGATCTCAAGGGCGGAACGACTGGTCAAATCCTGTCAAAGACTACAAATACAGACATGGATTTCACATGGATAACTAATGACGTCGGCGACATTACAGCCGTTAACGTAACCGCACCGATTACAGGTGGCGGAAGCTCTGGCGCTGTAACTATTGGCGTGAGTGCGGCTTCAACAGCTGCGGCGGGCGTCGTACAGCTAAGCGACTCAACTTCCACGACTTCAAGCGTTTTAGCTTCAACTCCAACAGCTACTAAATCAGCTTACGATCTAGCAGCTGCCGCCGTACCTAAATCAACAGTTACAACAGCGGGCGACGTAATTTACGCAACTGGATCAGGCGCGGTCACAAGATTAGGAATCGGTACGGCTGGTCAAGTTTTAAAAGTTAATAGCGGCGCAACAGCTCCAGAGTGGGCAGCTGCTTCAGGCGGCGGAAAAGTTTTACAGGTAGTCAGCGCAATAACTACAACAGCGACAACTATCGCAACAACAGCCATGACAGATACAACAATTACCGCAACAATTACTCCGACGTCGGCAAGTTCAACAATCTTAGTTCTAATAAATGGAGTTTTAACTCACGGAATAAATAGTTCGGGAAGCGGCGTGGGTGGACAACTTATGAGGGGAGCTTCAGTAATTCAAGGATATGCAAGCGCTTTTATTGATTTATCAGGAGCAACTGGTGCGACCAGAATCGATAGATATGCTCGAATTCCTATTATCTATATGGATTCGCCAGCGACTACAAGTGCCACGACTTACAAGTTACAGGGCAGAATCAACGACACAGCAAACAGCGGAACTTCAACGTGGCAAAGTGGAAGTTATGGAAGCTCGATCGTACTAATGGAAATAGGAGCTTAATCATGGAGAAAAACTATTTATCAGCAGCAATCCAATCCCTACGTCCTAATTCGGAATTTTCTTATATAAATGACGATTATTTAACTATTAAATGGGACGTTCTAGAGGGCGAAGCTCCAACACTTGAGGAAATCGAAAGTGAAATTGCAAGAATTAAAGCCTTAGATATAAAAATTGAAAAGGATAACGTCAAAGCTAAAGCCGCACTATTAACTAAACTCGGCATTACAGCCGAGGAAGCCGCGCTCTTGCTGTCATGACTCTAACAAGTTATAACGGCTGGACGGCTTCAAAGGATCAAGCCGAAATCGGAATTAAGTCCTACGCAATACCAGGGACTCAGTTAAAAATTCGCTGCGCCGAAGCTGTCGCACCTTTGATCGTCGGATTCTGCAAAGAGTTCAACGAGTTAATCGAGCCGCTAGATGGCGGACAGCTTGACGACTGGGGATACGCATTTAGAAACGTTCGCGGATCGACTGATCGTCTATCTAATCACGCGTCGGGAACGGCGATCGACCTTAACGCAACTAAACATCCACTCGGAAAGATCGGCACGTTTCCAGCTGAGAAAGTGCCAATGATTCGCGCACTTGCTAAAAAATATGGGCTATTTTTTGGTGGAGATTATAAGAATCGCCCCGATGAAATGCACTTTGAAATCAACGTAAGCCCAAAAAAAGTCTTAGAGCTAATCAAGGCTCTAGGGTTAGGAGAAAAGTAATGAAAGAGCTAAAGGCTATGGCTGCTAGTTATGGACGATCGGCGCTCGCAGGAGCGTTAGCCGTTTACATGACAGGCGAAACCGATCCCAAGAAATTGGCTTACGGGTTTCTCGCTGGCGTCGTTCCGCTACTAATGCGTTACCTGAATCCTAAAGACGTT